CAACAGCTCCTTGGGGTCCAACAGCTCCTTGGGGTCCAACAGCTCCAGCAGGACCAGCGACTCCAGCAGGTCCAACAGCTCCAGCAGGACCAGCGACTCCAGCAGGACCAGCGACTCCAGCAGGACCAGCGACTCCAGCAGGTCCAGCGACTCCAGCAGGACCAGCGACTCCAGCAGGTCCAGCGACTCCAGCAGGACCAGCGACTCCAGCAGGACCTTGTATTCCCGGAGGGCCAGGGGGTCCAGCACCAGTGCCCGTATAAATAATCTCAGGTGGAGCCGCTTCCTGTATTTTTGACACAACAAAGTCGTTTAAGCTCTGACCAGATGGAATAAATAGATCAGTAACACCTCTTGACAATCTGGCGTTATTAGCAAGACTCGTATTTAATGCGGATGTTTTCTTAGTAAAACTACTACTCATCCTATTATAAATACTAGATAGATAATCGTGTGAAATAAAATTATGCGGTCCATAGTTTTATTTACATCATTGAAGATTCCCTCCCGGAGGGAGGGACGTTTTATACCAGTGAAGATTTAAAACCGCACACCTACGATGTGCTTTGTTTCAAATCGTTACTACCCTTCGGGAACCGCTCCCTTGGAGATTTACACCTTTTCTCATTCACAAAGGCAGGCACGTCCGTGCCGGACGAGCCTTGTGAAACGCCCACTTTTTAGCGTAGCAAAGGGCAGTTTCCCGAAGGGAAGGGGAAGGTGTTGCATATTGCGCATCTCCCCGAAGGGAGCGAAATGGTGTAAAACATGCCGTTTTTACAAGTTATAAAATCTTCAATGGTGTAAATCTTCACCTGTATATGCTGGTGATTATATCCTTTATATACCACAACCTTTTGGTCTGTATTTAATTATGTCTGTTATGTTCATTGTTGTCGGAAACTGCTTTGGACCAAAGACATCGCGCAACAATAGCCATTCAAACAGTCCTCCGGGGTAAAATCCAACATTTCTAAACCCCAGCTTTACTAGTTGGGCGTGTTTTTTAAGAAGAATGTCATAGTCATCTACGTTTTTCCCATATATTAGAATCGGCTTGTCGTAGCCATGCTCTTGTAAAAGACCGTTTATCTTGTCAGTTTCTTTTGCGATTGTGAGAGTTCGTTCAATCAATAGGGTCTCATCTTCCATTACATGGATAAGAATGGCGTTACCTCTCTGTATGTCTTCAAAGTTAGCGGTGATTTGAGATGAGGCGGAGTTTCCCATATGGGGTGAATCACGAGAACACTTTATGTTTTTTTGTAAATCTTATGACTCCTCTTATTTATGATCTCCGGGTCGCCCTCTTTCCACCCCTGTTCTTTTTATAACCTCTAGTTTTTGGTCTTTGTCTTTGTTTTTGTACCGGATAAAACCCAGGAGTTTTATCCACGGTTCCATCACTTACCAGCGACAGAGATGTACCATTCACGATATAATTCTTGTAAAACTTACCAATTCCGGTCCGCATCACATTTTCCTTTGAAAATATGGGGCTAAGAACCGACGGAGTTTGTATCCGGAGTTTACCGCAAATACGCTTAATATTTTCAAACATATTGTCTTTTTCTGGCTTGTACTCACTCGTGATATCAAACGATTCCACAACAATACCATTTTCGCGATTCGCTGCGTGAAAAACATTGGCTGCCCGATTATCTACTAAGAATGTGTTGGACTCCGTATATTTCGCAGGAAAAGCCGAAAAGACGCGACGCAAATCCTTTTCCCCGAGACCCTTTGCTAAATCTTCCTTTATTTCTTCGCCGGAATATACAAATACAAATGGACTCTCGTCAAGTCCCATGTAGCGCGTGATTTCGTCTTCAATAAACTTGGAATAGGTCCGGTTTCCATAGGTCCATATTGCGATATCAATGTAGTGCGTTTTTGCGAACTTGATAAACTCGCGCAATCCCGGACGGAAAAGCAGGATAGATCCATCTTTCTCTTGTGCCTCTATTTTTTCTTGGTTGTATGAGCGCCATTTATTGATCGTAGCGGCAGTATGCAGGTACTGTACCATCGTCTCATCAATATCAAATATCACGCAAAACTTTTGGTTATTCATAAAAGATATAAACGGGCTTTGTATATATATACAGAATATCATTATGGAAGCGGCCTCTATGTGTCAAATCTGCTGTAGTAATTACAATAAATCCACGCGTCAAGTCGTGAAATGTTATTTCCCCAGTTGCGAATACGAAGCATGTAAAGAATGTGTGCGCACCTATTTCACCGGTATCACAAGCGATCCCCATTGTATGAAATGCCACAACAAGTGGAATATAGAGTTCACCAAGTCCGCACTGAACGCGTCATTTATGGATAAGGACTATCGCGTCCATCGCCGAAACATATTGGTGGACACGGAGATCGCTAAAATCCCCGAGTATTATGAGGGCGCCTTGCGATTTGCCAAGATCTCGGATTCGGACAAGAAAATGGCGGAAATTGCGGCAAAAATCGCCGAATTGCGGAATCAAATATCGGACCTCTATCGGGAACACGAAACTGTGCGACTTGATATGGGCAATACCACCACCACAGTGGCGCGCAAGTTTGTGATGCAGTGCCAGACGGATGGATGCCGCGGGATGTTGTCCTCCCAGTACAAGTGCGACTTGTGCTCAAAATACACGTGCCCCAAATGTTTTCTAGCCATCGTCGGCGAAAAAGAAGACCACGTATGTAAACAAGAAGACATGGATACCGTGGAAGAATTGCGCAAGAACACCCGGCCGTGTCCCAGTTGCGGGATGCGCATTTCCAAGACCGACGGATGCGACCAAATGTGGTGTACGGAATGTAAGACTGCATTCAGTTGGAGCAAGGGGACGGTGGAGCGCGGCGTGGTCCATAACCCGCACTATTATCAATGGATGCGCGAAAATGGGCGAAATGAGCCACAACGCAACCAGTGTGACCATGCGAATACGTTCAATACGTGTAGTAGGAGAATCTCGGAAATCTTGTCGGATGTCGCCGCTTCGCGGCGAATGCCGCGTATCTTCTGCGAGATCTTTGATAATACCGCTTTCCCAAACGATGTACTGAATCGCAAAGAGCGGGCGTTAAAAGAGGCGATTGACAATTATACGCAGTTTTACGAGCGCGTGAAACCCCTTGTTGCCAGCACGGAATCGTTGGAAAAAACATTGAGAACCAATTCCCAGTACTTGATGAACTTTCACCGATACATTGTTCATATAGAGCACGTGGAGTTGCGACCATTGACGGAAAGCATCCAGGCGCGGACACAGAACCGCAATCCGATTTACCGATATATTTTGAACTATATTAGTCGCGACTTATTGGCGGATGAATTGATACGGACAGATACGACCACAATGAAGGACCGCGCCTACTTGGACATATTGGATGCTTTGGTGATGGTGGGCAAGCAAATAATGATTGATTGTATGCTGGAACTTCAGACGGCCCGACATGCCCAATGCTTGGAACTTTATAGCAAGTTTGATTATCACAACAATAAGGCAGAGTATTTGAATCCCAAGTTTATTTCGCAATTTGTCATATGTGAACCTTATTTTCCATGTGAACAAATGGCGGAACAATTTGTGAATCTTGTGAAAATCACGGATAAATATGTGTTGGCGATACGGCGGTATTGTGCGTATTCATCCATAGAGGCGCTCAAGTTCTTGTTGATTTATAATAGCAAGAAGTCGCTGCCATTATGGAATTACTTTGAGGGGAAGACGAGTTGGCGTGGGTTTCAGAATAAGACGGAAATCCAGACGGAAATTAAGCTTCACAAAGAGCAGTTGGCGGAAATGGACCAGAAAGATGAGGCCGCTGCCTCCTCTACGGAAGGATCTGCCCCCTCTACGGGAGGATCTGCCCCCTCTATAGAAGGATCTGCCTCTTCAATAGGAGGAGAAGGCTTCACAGTCGCCTCCTCCTCTTCAATAGGAGGAGAAGGCTTACAAAACACTTTTGTTTAATGGGGAAAAATAAATTGTAGAAACAATTTATTTTTGTAAAGAATTATTTGGGTTGATATGATTTATTGCGATAGTTATTGTTATATTTTGGATTGTCCCGTTGAGGCTTATTGTCTTTATTCGGGTAAGGCTGGTTCGGATAGGGCTTGTTTCCCTGATTCGGGTAGGGCTTGGTCGGATAAGGCCGATTGTCATGCTGCGGTCTCGCTTCTTGGGTCGCGGTCAATTCAGCAATGTGGATATAATGTTTGGTCTCCACTTTTCGTATTGGCTCCCACATACGAAACTTCCGAATGAACGCGCATTCTACCATATGTTCGCACGCTAGGTCCACATATTTGTCAACGCGCATATCTTGAAACGTCTCTTCGTCATCACTTTCTTCGCCATAATCAATATTGATGTTTTCCTTGATTTTGCGGAACAACGAGTTCATATATTTGCTTTGTTCTCGGGTCCCAATGTATGCTACATTCACATAGACCGAATTGTTGCCACTGTAAGCAAACATGTGATACACGTCATCGCGGATATCGGCAACGACTCGGAACACGGCATTCTTGGAATAAGCGGGCAACCGAGGATTCAAGTCGGTTCTTGGAACCAGCACCATCGTAGAGGGTTCAACGACTGGTTGCGGTTTCTTGTAAATGTGGTTCAAATAGGGCGCCACGGTACTTGATGAACGAAACTGGATATGATGGGTCAAATATTTCGCGGGTTTTGTCATGGATTCGTAGAAGGGTAGCGAATCCAGATCGGCGTCGGTGCTCACGCGCATATAGGGGAGCGCGAGAATGATACGATCCGCATCGGAAAGGCTCTGCTCGGGCAAATCTTTTACAAACAGTTTTTGTAAATAGGTGAGCTTTTCACCAAACAACAAATATTTCACATTGCGCCCGCGATAATGGCATAGGTCTTCAATGACAAAGACGTTTCTGTCGCCGGACGGTACCATCGTACCATATAAAAGCGTGCCATAATATGTCTCTATTGTTAATGCGGGAACATTGATACGGGTCGTTTTGACGATTTGGTGCGTTTTATTGATATCAATCAATATGGCAATATTTTCTTCATTGTCAAAGGTGAACCAGATGAGCTGTTTTTTTCCAGTAGGAATGGAAAGACAAATGTTGTAATTGGGGGGAACTTTCTTATGCGCAAATGTTTCATAAGAAAGTTCAAAGGCGGGAAACCTGTATAATATGTGTGAGTAGTCCATTTGAGTTAATTGGCGAATACGGTTTATATTGTTTATATATATATTATATCTGGGATATACAATGACTCTAGATATCAAAGAATTGTATCATAAATATGAGACAATTATCAAATATTCTACATATGCGTTTGCGGGATGGGTTTTATCCTGGGTCTTGTTTTTTATCATGCTTCCAGGAATGATTCGTTATTTTGGAAAAGTAAAAGGCACATTCTTTAACTACGCGTTTAGTTGGGTATCAATGTTTGTGATTATTATTAGTCTCTCGCTCGCATTTAACGGTAAAATACAATAACGTAAATAATTATTAAATTGCGCGGTTATCGTAAAGACAGTTTATGGCATCGGCAAATACTCCTCCTCCTCCAATTCATCAGAGCAGTCTATGAGTACCGGTTCCGCCTTCTCCTTCTTCGTCGCCTTTTTCCTCTGCGAAACTTTAGGCAACACAGAACGTTTTGGTTTTACGACGACTTCTTCCTCTTCCGACTCCTCTTCTTCGTCATCGTCATCGTCGGCACCCCCTTCGGAGCCTTCATCTGAATCCACAATAAATCCGTCTTTCACATAACCGTCCTTGGTTTTATGCAAATCGGTGTCTTCTTCCGATTCGGATTCTGTGTCCTCTGAGTTTACATCCTCAAATCCCCCATACAAATGCTCCATCATATCTTCAAACTCTTTCACCGATATGTCGGTCACCTCGTTGTTTTCCATATTTAAAACGACGCAACTGCCAAAAAAGAGGGTGTTATCCATCGGTGGGGGAAACTCATATTTGTTCTCAGAATTGGCGCGGCCATCGGTTTTGCCATAGAGGCACAACTTGTATTCTATTTCGTTGAATGCGACGGTCCAAGTATGCGCAAGCGCGAATCCCTCTATGCTCTTGAATCCACATTTTTTACACAGATTTGGAATATCCAGACCGTCCATTTTGATGGACTTGAGTTTCCCGGTCTTTTCAATGAGTATCAGCGATGGCATTTAGATGATTATTTTTTGGGATATGCGTTTATATTGTTTAGGGTTGTGCTTTTTTATGTGCTTATTGTATAATGCCGCGAAGACAACAAAGAGGTGCTGGGTTATTTGACGCTTTTTCATCGGATCCGTCAAAAAAGAAGGAAGTCAATTTGAAAAAGATAGAGGAATTGAAAAAGGAATCCGAAACCAAATGTGAAGAAATAAAGAAACTGAATGCCGTAAAGATAGAGAAGCTCAATGCGGAGAATGTCGCGCTGGAAGAAAAGAAAAATGCCAAGCCCGAAACATCTTGGTATTCTGGGTTATTCACTGAAAACAAAGATAAGGCAGCGACGAATGACCCTGCCGTAGTTACTGGTAATAATGATTCTGGGTTCTTTTCTGGATTATTCTCTGGACCCGATGTAAATAAGGCAGCTGGACCCGATGTAAATAAGGCAGCTGGACCCGATGTAAATACGGCGGCTGGAACTGATGGAAATAAGGCAGCTTCTGATGTGGTAAATCCGCTTGTAAAAAATCTAGGTGGACGTGAACAAAAAGGCGGCAAAAAACGAAAGTCGCAACGCCGCCGCAAGTCAAAGGCACGCAAGTCTGCCAAGAAATAGAGTGTGCGTTTCTATCACATATCAAAATAACAGTTGTTTTGATATATGGTGTTCAACATCGTGATTGTATCCGTGTTAGTCATTTTAATTATCCATTATTCCATTGATTATTTGAAAACATTTCTAAATCCGTCGCCGCCGATGTTAGAAGATTTGAAGTACAAGAAATACAAAGCGATGATTGATGAGATTTCCAGGCCGCGACCGGATGGTAACGGCTTATCCGACGATATAGACTTGACCGTTGGTGACTTGACCGTTGGTGACTTGACCGTTAACGAAGCCTTGTCCGACAATATAGAGTTGGATAACGGGGTCGGTGATTTGGATTCCGATGACTTGGGCCAGTATTTCAATTCAAAAATCGCCGAAGAATAATCACTGATTCACTAATTGCGGCATCATCAAATCAATGTTGTTGATGAATATTTCCAGCGACTGGACATTGTTGGACGCCAAATTGTCCGTACATAAAAACTCAATGATATCCATCACCACTTTGATGCGGTCGGTGGTCCAGATGCCGTTTAGCGTGGATATCGTGGTCGCGTCATATACCGCCGTCATCGCGTCCTTCTTGAACAACTTGTCGTTCATGTATTCGTCCAAGTAGTTCTCAATCACGTTGATATAGAGGTTTAGGCACAATACAATTACGGGGCAGGCCTTGTATGTTTCTTTCAGTCGGTCAAGACCCGCGATGGCACACTGAAACAGCTTGCGGATTTGCGGAGTTCGGTCACAGAATCGCGCATTCAGGAATGTCCCGCAAGCGATTTGAATGGGGTTGTAGAGGTATTGGAGGTCGGCTTTGCCTGAATTGAAGTAGATGCGACAAAGGGCCTGGAAGGGACCGGGTTCCTGAATGTAGAAGACATTGTCTGTGATGCGGAGTTTTGTGCCGACGGGTTTATTGCGCAAGATGGCGAGCTTCACAATCACGGACAAGGGGTCCAAGATATAGAGGCGGTAATTGATATTTTTGAGATTGTCGGGGATATCGGCACCGGACATATATATGTGTGGGGGCAAAAATCTTTATGTTGTTGGGGTAAATAATGTTGAGATTCCCTCCCTTCGGGAGGGAATCTCTAATCTGTTTACACCTTTTCTCATTCAAAACGCCCACTTTGTGGGCAGTTATGAGTGGGGAAAGTGTTGCATATTGCGCATCTTCGATGCGAAATGGTGTAAAAAAGGCTCCCTTTGGGCGGGAGCCTTTTTGACAATAAAGTGTACTAATAAATTATATGAATAGATCAAAATCCCCTAGTACAAAAACCGCTGTTACAAATACTGCTAGTACAGAATACAACCTTAGTGATATTAATAATGAAAACTCAGAGATATTTAAAGGACTAGTGAGAGAATATTTATTAATTATTGAGAGAGATGCTGAAAATTGTGAAAATACCAATCGCCCACCGCTTGTTCATCCATTAATAAATAAATATGGTACTACTCAAAAAATCAGAGATGAAGCTGTGAGTATATATAACCGTGATAAACATCAGTATAATCAAAGAGTTGACGCGAATACCGGTCATAACCCCGGATGTATAACGTCAGGCGGTTCTCGCAAAAAACGTGGGAAAAAGACAAGACAAAATAAGAAGAGACGTGGACATAAGAGTCAACGGCATAAGATTTATCGGTAGACTTAATAGTCATGGGCATTGACTAAATCAACTATAGTGATTTAGTCAATTGGATTTTGTTAATTGTCATCTACATTTATCATAATGTTTTCTGTACCATATGCGTCTGCTGCGGCATCAAACTCGTTTTCCGCAGCAGTGAAACTTGCGCCTGTGGAAACAAACTCGTTTGCTGCGGTGATGGGTGCACCTGCGGTGAAACTCGCACTCATACTTGCGTTTACTATAGCATCGTTTACGACATCCAAGTTTTCATTTGCGCGTTGTCTGTCATTTTGTTCAAGTATTTCCGTCTCATAAATATGCCAATCATTCGCTTTATACATAGGGTCCGCATATCCAAAATACTCAACCAATGCCCAAAAACATTCAACTACACTTTCAAAACAATACTCTTCTGCGGTATCAATATGCAGGTGAAGATTTACAAAACTTATGAAATGAACATTGGTGTAAAATCTGTTTTGTCTGAAAATATATAGCTATAAACACTCGCAATGCCTCTATACAATGGCTGAAAAGTGTAAAAACGGTGTTATAAAAGCGACAATTGTGGGGTAAATATTTTATGTACGGGTTCTATATTTATTTCAACAAATAAATATAAAATTTCTATGACGATTTACTTTTTATAAGTACGTCTTTTCTTTGCCTTTCTCTTTTTCTTCTTGTTTGTTCTTGTATTTTTTCTTAAACTACCGCCCATATTATCAAAAGGTTTTTTTTTACACCTTTTCTCATTCAAAACGCCCACTTTGTGGGCAGTTATGAGTGGGGAAAGTGTTGCATATTGCGCATCTTCGATGCGAAATGGTGTAATATGTGTGCTTACTGGCGTATCACCAAAATATAGTGCATTATTTGACATACTATTTTCATCATCAGACATACTATTTTCATCATCAGACGTAGTATTTTGATTCGTATTTTTTTTTTCAGGAGTCACTCCACTTGGAGTGATCGCGCTATAACGTCGTGCTTTATTTTTTGGGGGCGGAGACGCAGCGATTGCTGCGAAACTGTCGTATTCTATATTTTTGGCCACATCAGCTCTTGATTTTTTTAACGCTTCGGAATTCTTTCTGTCTCGGCTGGCTTGTAATATTCTAGGAATCTCACTATCTGGCGTAACAATCTCGTTTATTTGTAAATATCCGGAAATCTGACTTTGCGGCAAAGCGATTTCAGCATGAAACGGACTGCCCTCCTGATAAGTCTCTGCTTCAAAAATGGTACCACCCACTTCGTATGTATCTATCAAATAATTAATTAACGCAAAATCGTTGGGCTTAACAGATCTTCTTACAATGGGTGTGGCGCCGGCACCATAGTTTTCTCTAAGTATCGTGGAGATGTCTTTCCTATCACTACGATTACAATTTTCAACTAACTTATTTAGAGTATCTAGATCATCCAGGGCAATAGAATCTATTGGTTGTACTAATTCATATTCAACAGTAATTCCATATTGTTTCACCGCGGCTGGGTGAAATCCAAAATAAACGGGTTTATCATTTGGTAAATAACCCTCTAATGTTAGAGGTTTGCCTCTATTATTTATGTACGCTTGGTTTTCCGCACGATACAGTTTTGTACCAGTTTCTAATACATAATATTTGATACCACGTCTAGTATATTCACGATGAACCACAGATGCTTTTAATTCTTGTATTGTTGGAAAACTCTCTGTTTCTGGTTTATATTCGGGAGAAAATGCGGATGCGCTTGGAACAAAACCACTTGTTGCCTTCTCTGGATCAAAAAAACTTGCTGCCTTCTTCTCTGGAGTAAAATCAAAAAAACTTGCTGCCTTCTTCTCTGGAGTAAAATCAAAAAAACTTGCTGCCTTCTTCTCTGGAGTAAAATCCATTATATTATATGATTATAAAATAATTGACATAGTATTTTTATAAAGTGATAGATTTTTTTACATCTAACTATATGGCATCAACGCGTTTAGGGAATGGTATAAGCAAAACCGCACACCCCGAAGGGAGGGGGCCGACCACAGTCGGTTTCAATTCATCAATGATATAATATTTGTAAATATATATTATATATGCCATTAACAGAAGAGGATGAACTGATTCAAGAAAGAATTGCCGAAAGAAAAGGCAAACTCCGAGGATTGGATAAAGCAAATAGCAAGATTAACAACCAGACATTTACACCAAACATTCCAGACAATACACCGTTGGATTTACAAAGTGTGTTCCCTACGGAATTCGATGGATATAACCCATTTGGAACAAAAATGCCAGTTAATACAACAATGGCATCCAATGCCACATTGCCAGAAAAATATAGTTTAAAAAACTTGCGAATATAAAAGGTCCTCTCTACACGGGTGGCAAAAAATCTAAAAAACGGTGTAATAAAAGCAAGAGAAGAAGGGCTTCCCGAAGGGACCGAAGGTCCCCCTAATTCTGCTTCCAGTGCTTGCCGCAATCCACACACGTGATGAAAATCGTAGAGGGTTCATCTGCTGATCGGGTCTGTAATTCATAATACGTACATCGCTTGGACTTACACTTCTTACATGTGAACATCTCGGTCATCGCCGCAACATTGATGTTGTACTTGTTGCTGTCGCGCTTAATTTTCGCTTCAATCATTTCGTGCCAATGCTCGGGGTTCATTTCCTGGTGGGTCATGAATGCAAGTGTCTTTGGACTCACGTCTTCGTTCTTCAATAGTTGGCGCAGGTTTTCGTTCTTCAGATTGGCATAGACTGTGCGGAGACGGTCCATATAAATCGTGGAGAAAGCAGGTGCGTCCCATTTCTTGATGATTTTCAGATTGGTTGCTTCTTTGATGGCATAGTTATAAATGCCGATTTCCACGTTTGCTAGAATTGTGGGGTTCATATCCAAGCCGAACTTCACGATGAGCTTGGATCGGACGTTTTCTCGGAATATGGTAGGGGTTTTGAGAGGTTGAGACGACATTGTTTATTCTAAGTGGTTTTACTTTATGTGGTTTCGTAAAGTAAAGCGTTCCTTATTCAATTTTTCCAGGGCCCCTCCCTTTGGGAGGGGCCCTGGAAAAACACCTCGCCACGAAAACTAGACGTTTTCGCGTCAAGCAATTTTTTGAGACCTTTCGGTAAAAAACAAACATATCTTATATCAAAAGACCGTAGACCCGGTTTTCTAAACCTTAAACAAGGTTTTCTATACCTTAGACAAGGTTTTCTATACCAAGTTTTCTAAATCGGCCACACGCCAGTATTCGCATCCATTGTTCGGCAACGGGCGCCTAATAATTAGCGGCATCTTCCTCTGTTCAAACTCCATAAGAGCAATGACATACCCATCTATGATTTCATCGCTCACTACCACAAAAGGTTTGGCACCCGCGTTGATTTGTTTTGCGCGTTCGCCAAGCAATTTGGCCCGTTCATATTTGGTAATGAACGGCAGCGTCTTGTGTAGCGGATCCACAATAATACCGCGTTCGTTTCTCACAATATTACACATCGCCTCTATTTCGTGGTAATTGTGAATCAATAATTCGGGGTGGTGTTCGGCAATGACGTTCTTGCGCATTTCGCTGGAAAACTTCTGTAAATAGTTTTCGTCGCCGTTTTCGTCTTCATCGTCGCTGTCATTGTCGTCGCCTTCGTCATCGGAATTATCAAAGAACGTGTTTTTCATAGCAAGATTCATTTCTAAATGTTCAAGATTCGGTTCATCGGGGTCATCATCTTCGTCATCTTCGTCATATTCGTCGTTATCTGAGTTTTCTTCATCGTCGCCGATGCCTCCAACTTGTAGATGCGAAGGTAATTTGATTTTCTTGGCGGTGATGTATTCATTCTTGGGACCATCATTGTCATCCGAATCAGACCCGCTGCCGGACTCGCTTGCTTCATAATCATTATATTTGGTTGCCATTGTATATATTTGAAATATATAAATCATTTATGTTTAAATCAATTTTTTGAGAGTTCTCCCAAAGGGAGAACTCTCAAAAAACACCGCATACAATTTACGATTCAACCGTACCGGTTGAATCTCCATTTGTATGCGCAATTTTTTGGATATAAACCCAAAGGGAGGGCTTCTAATAAACCCAAAGGGAGGGCTTCTAATAAACCCAAAGGGAAGGCTCATGAAAACCCATGTCTCAAATAATATTATAAAAATAAATTACAATCTTCAGGGGTCTTACAACAATCTTCAGGGGTCTTACAACAATCTTCAGGGGTCTACAACAATCTTCAGGGGTCTTACAACAATCGCAAATAGGGGTTTTCTTCTCCTAACTTCGGATACAGTTCACGCAACTTTTTTCTAACATTTATGCCAGGCTGATGTGTTCCGAAAAATGGTTCAACAAATGTATGATGTAGTGAAAAATATCTGGATATATTATCATCTCCAACTGGTAACCCGAGCCGATAGCATCCGATTGTAAAATAAACGTCTTCCGCGTCCGTTTCCATTTGTGTAGATAGTTTATTACTTCTCGCACTACAACCCGGGGGAAACGCATCAATTATCCGAAGCATATCTTGCCGTTTTCTCAAAGACAATCCTCCATTAAAGCATTTTATAGTTGGAAGAAAACCATCTCTTTCTAACTCAGTCCACCGACATTCCATATTACCTCCAATATAACTCTTATCTAAGTTTATAAAAAAATCAATATTAATGCCATCCTCAAAAATCCAGGTATCTACTTGCGCAGTTAAAACATATTCTCCGGTAAGAGATTCCCATAGCGATTTTTGTTTCAAAAAATCGCTGTATTCTGAATGATGGTCAAAATTATAAACATCTAGTTCGCGTAGTTCTACGCAATCCGCGATGCCCAATTGTTTCAAATTATCCACATTCTCTTTTCCGCAATAAAAAACATAGTTCCACGTATTTCCCAAAACGCGGATATATTGATTTAATATGGGTACACAATAATCAATTGGGCGTGGCTCTATAAATAATACGGTATTTTTATTCATACTCTACCAATAAATAAATATAAAACACTCGTTTATATTTATATCATATACAATGTTGAAAATCGCAATCATCAGCGGTTTCACATTTCATTGGGAATGTGCTGGATTCATATGCGAATTATTTCAAAATAATAAATATTTACACGATCCAAATATAGAAATAAATATATATTTCATAGAAGAATATTTTGGGTATGTAAAATATTTTCAACAACTTTATAAAAACATCAATGTTAAAACTGAGTTTTATCTAGAGGATATTGTTAAAAATGATATTATTATAAAACTAACCTCTAACGACCCGATTATGCATGACGAAAAAATAATATCAATTCTTCATGTATATCCATGCCAAGACAAATCAGAACGATATATTGCCTTGTCGCCATTCATAACTCAAAATAATAATACAATCGCGTTTTCTACCGAAAACTCCCACTTTATAAAACCGGGTAAAATAAATTATATATTTCCACTGTATTCCGGAATTGTAAACCGGACTACAGAAAAAATAATAACGTATATTGGCTATTTTAAGCCACAATATATAGATGCCGATTTAAAACAATTTATTTCAAATTCCCCCGATTATGAGTTTTACTTTATATCTCACAATTTGGATATCAAACAGTTTGGCTCCATGACAAATGTAAAATGTTTCCCCGAGTGTAATGCGACCGATTTAGTTCAATTGGTTTGTCGTAGTAAGTTTATCTTACATAGACACGTCAAATATTCCAATGTAGATAGATTTTCGGGTGCTTTATCCATTGCGGTTTCTCATAGGAAACCGTTAATTTTAAATAAATATTTTTCGGATGTATATGATTTACCGGCGATTACATATGATTCTGAGTTTTGCGAAGTTTCTGAAAAAATAAATCATATGACAGATAATGAATACATGTTAGAGCTGGATAAATTAGATGCGTTTATTGCGAAACAAGACGATTATAATAAACAAAAAATTGTATCTATTATAAGCCGATGAAGATTTATACCGGTAAAGTTTTCACAAGTTATGAGATGTGTAAAAAACATTAAGTATGGAGTTTGACGCCCTTATTTGTTGTCGTCTGTTTTCCATGTAGTATCACAGTCTTCGCAGATGTAGAGGTATTTCATATTGTTGTCATCGTATCTCAAATAGATGACGCTGGATTCTGTCTTATCACCTTGGTGCGCCTTATCTCCAGATGCCTTATCAGAATGCGCCTTGTCTCCAGATCCATGATTACTTGTGGCCGCGTTGCTTGTACAGCTCTCATTCGGGCATTTCACATTGGCAATTCGCGGCAGTGTGGGGTCATGTTTGATGTACCGATTCACCATATGACTAAACTGCTGTTCAGTCTTCTTGTATTCGGTTCGCAATACCACCACGCCACTTTCGGCAGGTTCATTGTCTTCGTGGCCGCAAAATCTGCAATAATACACGAGAGTATTGGCATCCTCGCCATTGATTTTGATGTAGTACATATTGTTGCATTCGGTACAAAACTTCATTTTTGCTATATATTATGATATCACTTTATGTCTTTTCCCTTTTCAATTTTTTAGATATAATCTCACCCTCCCGAGGGAGGCTGGTGTTATAGCTGATTTTCGGGCGTCCGCCCGAAATAAGAACTTCTGGAAATGCGGGCGCATTTCCAGAACAGCTAAAAAACACCTTACCACAAAAACGTGCAGTTTTTGCGTTAAGCAATTTTTTAGATATAAACCTCCCTTCGGGAGGCCTTATGCTTTGGATACGATATACATAATTTCAACCACTTTGTCACTCCGCTCCCGCAAATTGCGCGATCCCTTAAATGTATCATAATCTATTTCCCGTTTTTCTACAATATAGGGCCCAAACAATTGCGTCCAATCTTCATCTGTGATGATGCCTTCATTGTTGTAGGATAGCACCGCGTATTTCGCCTTTGCCAACGCGTTTTCAAGAAGGTTGCGCATTGCCGTTATCGCCGGTTTGCGGCTATTGTAGTCCGATTTGTTCCAGTCGGTTGGGATTCCCGATACTCGCGACACGGCGGCGGGCTCTACATTGTCAATAATCACATTCAGCATAAAATAGTTGCTTCCGTAGGGGTGCTGGTTATAGGGCGGATCCAAATAAATGATATCCAAATCGGCGGGCACTTGGTCGCGTATCACTTGGTTGATGTCCCCGCGAAAACATTGGACGGCGTTCACTGGATGCGACGTCCATACCGGCATTTCCACACGAATCGGTTTCATGATTCGCGAGAGGGCGTTCTTGCCTTTTCCGCCGAAACAACCGACGTCGCCATCTTTGTAAAACCCCTTGAATACCCCCGCGGTATTTGTATGGATGCTCGCTTTAATCAAGAGTGGTGTGAGCAAATAATGGGCGAGTTCGGGCTCCACCGCGTCGGCAATATATTGGCGCAGAGTGTCAATGATCAGGGCGTTTTCGCGCGTATAGAAGCAGCGCTCGCCAACCTGAATATCGTCGGTGTTTTTCGGGGCATAGAGGCGCGAAATGGGACCGTTATCGCGCCT